GGAGGCAGAGCGTTATTTGGCCGCAGGGTGATTTATACCGATGTGGCCGCAATCAACGATAATAACATCATTGATGTTCTGCAAAAGGCCCTGTTCATTCACCTCATGAACCAGGCAGATATTAGCTATCTGTACCGATACTACAAGGGAGATCAGCCGGTTCTTTACCGGAAGAAAGAAGTTCGGCCCGAAATCAATAACAAAGTTGTTGAGAACCGAGCCAATGAAATCGTATCTTTCAAGGTTGGCTATTTGATGGGTGAGCCTGTCCAGTATGTCAGTCGTGGGGATGACGAGAAAATTGCCAAGAAAATCACGCAGCTCAATGATTATGCTTTGTCTGAGGATAAGGCCGCAAAGGATAAGGAACTGGCTGATTGGTCGCACATTTGTGGAACTTCCTACCGCATGGTTCTTCCCGATGGTACGGCTGATGTGGAAGAGGACGAAGCTCCGTTTGAGATTTTCACTCTTGACCCTCGATATTCCTTTGTGGTCTATTCCACGGCCCTGGGCAATCCCGCCATGATGGGCGTTCAATATATTCTGAAAGACGATGGAGTGTTGGTCTTTAGCTGTTACACCGCCGACCACTATTATGAGGTGGAAAACACTTGGGCAATCAGGCGGAGCGAGGAACAGTATTTGGGTATTCCCATCATTGAGTACCCGGCAAACAAAGCCCGTTTGGGTGCTTTTGAAATCGTCCTCCCTCTTCTGGACGCAATCAACAATGTGGAGTCTAACCGACTGGACGGCGTAGAGCAGTTTGTTCAGGCTCTTATGCTTTTCCACAATGTCGATATTTCTTCTTCGGATTATCGTGATCTGCGGGAAGAGGGCGCAATCAAGTACAAAGATATTGACCCTCAGTTTAAGGCCGAGATTGAGTACCTGACTGCTGAACTGAACCAGACGCAAACGCAGACCCTTGTAGACAGTATGTATAATACAGTTCTCACGATTTGCGGTATGCCGAACCGAAATGGCGGTTCTTCCACCAGTGACACCGGTTCCGCCGTCATCATGCGAGATGGTTGGTCTGCGGCAGAAGCCAGAGCCAAGGACAGTGAATTGATGTTCAAGAAGTCGGAGAAGGAGTTTTTGAAAATCCTTCTTCGCATCTGCGACAACCTGAGCGATCTGAGCTTGAAGCTCTCTGCTATTGAAATTCGTTTCACTCGCCGCAATTATGAGAATATCTCGGAAAAGGCCAATGTGCTGATTACCATGCTGAACAATCCTAAAATTGCTCCGGTTCTGGCCTTTATCCATTGCGGAATGTTCTCTGACCCCCAGGTTGCTTACAAAATGAGCATGGAGTATGCGGAAGAGCAGGAGAAAAAGGCGGTGGAGCTTGCCGTCAAGCAACAGAATAATAGGGAGGGTGAAGGGGATGAACCCGGTAGTGAACCTGACAGCAAAGGCAGTTCAGGAGATCAATGAAATCCTCTCTCGTGGCAAGGGAGTAGAGATTGCTGTGAGAAACGGCAAAGTGGTGGTTTGGGAAACCGCCAGCAAAAAGAAATATGAGGCCGTCATAGAGAGATGACGGTAACAGCCACTACGGGCTATCGGTAAGAGCGGAAACGCTTTTGCCGGTAGCTCTTTTTCTTTTGGTTTTAAGGCCGCAAGGCTTTGAATGGTCAGGGAAGACCTTAATCGCAAGGGGAGAAAACCCCACCAAAAACGGAAAATAGTGCTGAGTGAACAGCCTTGTTAAACGCAGGAGGTATTTGTTATGGCAAAGATTGACACCAGTAAGATTGAGGGGTATGCGAACATGACCCCTGAGCAGAAGCTGGCCGCTCTGGAAGGGTTTGAGTACGAGGACAACTCCGCAGAGCTGGAAAAGCAGAAGAACGCTCTTTCCAAGGCCAATTCTGAGGCCGCTGAGTGGAAACGGAAGCACAATGCTCTTTTGTCCGAAGAGGAAAAGAAGAAGCAGGAAGACGCTGACAAGCTGGCTCAGATGGAACAGGAGCTTGCCGATCTCCGTAAGGGCAAGACCGTTTCCGAGTACAAAGCCAAGTTTGTAGCCCAGGGCTATGACGAGGCTCTGGCTGAGGAAACCGCTAAGGCCCTGGCTGACGGCGATAGTGCTAAGGTCTTTGCCAACCAGAGCAAGTTCCTTGAAGAGTATGCGAAGAAGGTCAAAGCTGACGCAATCAAAAAGACCCCCAAGCCCGGTGCGGGTGCCGGTTCCGGCTCTGGCACTGAGGGTGCCGTAGATTACGGCAAGAAGATTGAAGAGGCGCAGAAGAACGGTGATATTACCGCTGTTGCCTACTATACACGCCTGAAAGCCCAGGCCGAAGCCGAGGCTAAGGGTGAATAACCAGTAAAGGAGAGATTGATTTATGGCCGATACTCTGGCTACCAGTTTCGGAGTGTTGAATTACTCCGGTATGCTCTTCAATAAGGGTAATACCCGTTGCCCCCTGTCCTCCATCATCGGCGGCAGGGCCAAGACTACTAATCATGTCGAGTTCGTGACCGGTCAGGAGTACACCACTGGCGGCGGTGAGCAGCCCGCTATCAGTGAAACCGCTTCTCTGACGGCACCGCAGGCAAGTGTGATTACCCGCACTCAGAAGACCAATGTGACTCAGATTTTCATGGAGGCCGTAGGCATTTCCTATGCCAAGCAGTCCAACATGGGCACCCTGTCTGGCCTGAATGTTGCCAACCAGCAGGCTAATCCCATCAATGAGCTGGACTTCCAGGTGGCGGCGAAGATGCAGAAGGTCAACCGAGATATTGAGTTTACCTTTATTCAGGGCACCTTCAACAAGGCCACTTCTGATGCCACCATCAACAAGACCCGTGGACTGGTGGAGGCGATTACCACCAACACCAAGGCCATGTCCAGCAAGCCTCTCGGCCTGTGGGACATTGCTGACATGGTGAAGAAGATTTACGGTGCTAATGCTCCCACCGATGGCCTGTGCCTGTGGTGTGATGCTACCACGCTGTTCCAGATCAATGCTGATGCTGTTCAGAACGGCTTGACTGTGGTTCCCGCTGCCCGTGAGATCAACGGTATCGCCCTGTCCAGTGTAGTCACTCCCATCGGCGTGGTGTATCTGTACCTGGGCGAGTGTCTTCCCGCTGGTACGGCTCTGCTGCTGAACCTGAATGTGATCGCTCCCGTGTACCAGCCTGTCCCCGGAAAGGGCAACTTCTTCCTGGAGCCTCTGGCGAAGATCGGTGCCGGTGAGAAGTATCAGCTCTTCGGCCAGATTGGTCTTGACCATGGCCCTGAGTGGTATCACGGCAAGTTTACCGGCATTGCTCAGAGCTTTACCGCTCCCAAGTACAGCCGGAGCGTGTTCATTGCCAATGACGAGTCCAATCCCGTGAATACCAAGGAAGTCGGAGCTGGCGGCTAATTGGAGGAAAGGTAGGTGAAAAGTCATGACCGATACTGAAAAGCTGACCATGCTGAAAGCTATGACCGGCGAGAAGGACGAGAGTGTACTTTCCACCTACCTTTCTATCGCTGGAAACAAAGTCCTGAAACGGGCTTATCCCTTCGACAATACCGTGACCGTGGTTCCAGACCGATATGCCTACAATCAAGTGGAAATCGCCGCTTATCTGGTGAACAAGCGTGGGGCTGAGGGAGAAACGGCACACAGCGAGAACGGTATTTCTCGTTCCTATGAGGACGGAGATGTTCCGCCTACGCTACTGCGTGAGATTGTCCCCTGTGCCAGCCTTATCGGGAAGGAGCCGGTGGTATGAGAGTCATGGAGCGTAACAAATCTGTTTACTGGTATCTGCTGTATGACAGAAAAGAGCCGGTAAAGGATGAAGAGGGTCATGAAACGGGCGATACCCGTGTGGTCTACAAAGAAGCCGTGAAACGGCGGGACAATGTTTCCGCCGCAACCGGTTCAGCTCAGGTGGAACAGTTTGGCAATTTCATCTCCTATGACAAGGTGATTGTCACGGACGATCTTACTTGCCCGATTGACGAAAATACCGTCCTGTTCATCGACAAATCACCTGAATATGACGATGACGGAAATCCTCTTTATGACTACATCGTGAAGCGTGTTGCAAGGAGCCTCAATTCCATCTCTTACGCTGTGAGCAAGGTGACGGTATCGTGAAGACCATCAAAATTCCTTTGTCCGTAGCCGGTATTGACAACGCCATTCGAGAGATTAACCGGTATCAAAGCTGGTTGAAAGCGAAGACAAGTGTTCTATTGGACAGATTGGCGCAAGAAGGTCTATCGGTAGCCTCCGCCAACTTCGCAAAGGCAGCGTATGACGGCACCAATGATGTGTCTGTGTCTGTGGAGCAGAAAGGGGCCGGAGTTCGAGCCGTGGTTGCTGTGGGGGCATCGGTACTCTTCATCGAGTTCGGCACCGGCGTGACTTACCCGGATAATCACCCGGAAGCCGCAGAACATGGTATGCGCCGTGGAGAATATGGGGTAGGTCACGGTAAGCAGCCGTCTTGGGGTTACTACGGAGAACCCGGTACTAATGGTGTTATTCACACTAAAAAGGACGGAAAGGAAGTAGTCATCACCCAAGGCAATCCGGCCAATATGTCCATGTATGAAACCGTAAAACACTTGGAGGGTATCTTGCCCGGACTGGCAAAGGAGGTATTTCGATGATTGATGTGGAGAGTCAAATCTACACACCGATTGCGGTAGCCCTCCGGGAAACTTTTCCTGGTATTGATGTGAGCGGCGAGTATGTGAAAGCTCCATCCGCTTTTCCTCATGTGAGCATCGTGGAACAAGACAATTACCCTACTCTGGAACACCTGAGTACCAGCGACAAAGAGCAGTTCGCAACGCTGATGTATGAGGTAAATGTCTATTCCAATAAATCGACCAGCAAGAAAAGCCAATGCCGGAACATCATGAAGGTCATTGATGATCTTATGTACCAGCGTAATTTCACCCGCATTTCCCTGTCCCCCATCCCCAACTTAGAGAACGCAAGTATCTACCGCCTTGTAGCTCGGTATCGGGCCGAAACAGACGGTACAAATCTTTACAGGAGGTAAGTTGAAATGGCGATTAGCACCTATAAGGTCTTTCTGATGAAGAAAGGCGATAGTGATGAAACCTATTCCAAGTTGTGTGACATTAAGGAGTTTCCCGACCTTGGCGGCGAACCCGAAATGTTAGAAACCACTACACTATCCGACAATATGCAGACCTATATTGCCGGTATTCAGTCCCTTGATGGCCTGTCCTTCACGGCAAACTACGACACGGCTACCTTTAAGAAGCTGAAAGAGCTGGAAGGTAAGGAAGACAGCTATGCCGTCTGGTTTGGTGGAACCGGGACTGGTAATGCTGTCACCCCTGATGGTTCCAATGGCAAGTTCGCCTTTAAGGGCCAACTGTCCGTATTCCCCGTGGGCGGCGGTGTAAACGAGGTTGTGGACATGAACATTTCCATTGCCCCGTCTACCCCCATCACTTTCTCTGATACCTAATCACAACGGCCTGACGATAAGGAGGATTTATCATGGCTAAGACGCTGACAATCAAAGACCCTGTTTCCGGCGAGAGCTATACGCTGGAATATACCCGCAAGACCGTAGAGATCATGGAGAAGCAGGGCTTCATTGCGGACGATGTTGACCGCAAGCCCATGACCATGCTCCCGGCTCTGTTTGCCGGTGCATTTATCGCTCGGCACCGCTTCGTAAAGAGAGAGGTCATTGACCGCATTTATGCCCGTCTGCCCCGGAAAGACGAGCTTCTGCCGAAGCTGGTAGAAATGTATAACGAACCCATTCTCTCTCTGATGGAAGAGCCTACTCCTGACGAGGGCGGCGAGGGAAACATGGACTGGACTGCCAACTGGTAAGCGGGTTGCAGTCCGATGAACGAGGGGGCGGTGGCGTAGTTCGCCCCGCTCCCCGTTTCGCTTACACGGAAAAGTTTTATGAAGTATTCCCCTTCTACTTGGCAATCGGTATGACTGCCGAACAATATTGGGACGGAGATTGTGAGCTTGTCAGATACTACCGCAAGGCCGCAAAAATCCGGCAAGATTTGAAAAATCAAGATGCGTGGTTGCAAGGAATGTATATCTATCAGGCGATTGGCAATCTGGCCCCCATCCTCCGAGCTTTTGCGAAAAAAGGCACTAAGGCTGTGCCTTATCCCGATCAGCCGTTTGCGCTGAACACCATGCAGAAGGAGGAAAAGAAACAGGCCAAACGGGAGAAGCAGGACGAAAAGGCGAAAGCCTATTTTCAAGCATTGGCTATGTCGTTCAATAAGAAATTTCAGGAGAAAGGTGGTGGCGTAAATGGCTGATAATGTGGAAATTCAGGGTTTGGAATTTCAAATCCAAGAGAACAGTGCAGGAGCCGTAACCGGACTTGAAAATCTGAAAAAGGCCCTGAGCGGATTGAAGTCTGTGACCGGCAGCAGCGTCAAAGGGCTTGACAGCACCAGCAAGAGTATTCGGGAATTGAAGAACGCTCTCTCCGGCCTGAACAGTGGTGATATGTCCCGGAAGTTGACGCAGATTGCCTCCGGCCTGAGAGCATTGGAACAGGTCAGAGGGGTCAAGATTTCCAGTTCTATCCCCAATCAGCTTAACGCTCTCAATGCCGCCCTGAAAAATGTCAGGTGGACGGACGGGGACAAGATCAGAACCCTTGTAGATGGTCTGCGTCCTCTGTCTGAGCTTGGAAGAGCCAACATGACTTCCTTCATCAATCAGCTCGGAAAACTCCCGGCACTGATTGACGAGTTGGAAAAAGCAGATGTTGACAAGTTCACTCGCCAGATGAAGGAGCTTGCCGCCGCTATGAAGCCTTTTGCAGATGAAATGCAGAAGGTGTCCAATGGATTTTCCGCTTTTCCGTCCAGAATACAGAGGTTGATTGCCAGCACAGACCGGTACAACAATTCTGTAAACCGGGCCACTACTGGTACTAAAGCGTGGTCTAATGCTCTCACAGGCATCAAACTTTCCACGGTACTCTACGCCTCTAATCGAATTGGTGCCGCACTTGCCGGATATATGTATCAGGCTTCCGAATGGGAAGGTATCATGTACCGCTTTGGTCGAGCTTTTGGCGAAGAGGCAGAAGAAAATTACAAGTGGATTAACC